GTAATACCCTTTATACGCCTTCCAAGGCGGTTTTAAGACACTTAGACCCTCAGGTCATAGGATTACCTATGGCTTGGGGGTCTTTTTGTCATTTCTATGGCGTGTCTAAAACTTGCATTAGGGGTAGGTTGTGTGTATACTCTGATTATTAATTAAATTATTAATTAATATAAGGCGCGAAGCGCCGATATTATATATATAATTATATAATAATAACTAAATAGATTTACATAGTTCTCCCTTATCGAGTACCCTCCTGTCCTCTAAGGGAGGACTATGTAACAACTTTCAGACAGGAGAAGTCGATGATTAAATTGGACAGTTACGAACTGCCAGCACATATATCCTACTCAGCATTTACCACTTACCTGACCTGTGGATATCAGTACTACCTAGGTAGATTACTTCAGGTACCAGAGGAACCATCTATCTGGTCAGCAGGCGGACGAGCATTCCACCTAGCAGCAGAATTGTGGGACATTGAAAATGGTTAATACCTACTGGCAAACTGCTTGGTCTAAAGAGACCGAAGGACTTAACTTTGAAACTGCTCGCAGAGCAGGAAGAGCAACCAAGGATAACCCGAACAAAGAAGACGGTGCTTGGTGGTATGAGCAAGGTTCCAAGTGGGTAGACAACTACATACTTTGGCGCAAGAACAACCCTAACTGGAAACTTTGGACAACACCTCAAGGTGCCAAGGCTATCGAGTTAGAGTTAAACCCAGTCATTGCTGGAGTACCAGTGAAGATGTTCATTGACAGAATCTTTGAGGTAGACGGTAAGTTAGTTATCGTTGACTTGAAGACCTCTCGTGCACGTCCTCAGTCTGACCTTCAGTTGGGCTTCTACAAAATAGGAGTCGAGATGATGCTGGGTGTTGAAGTCAATCTAGGAAACTACTGGATGTCTCGTGAGTCGGGGACAGGAGAGATGATTGACCTAAGTAGATATACCAAGGACACACTTGAATACTTTGTTGATGGCTTTGACAAAGCACGCAAGGCTGGTATATTTCTACCGAACCTACAATCGTGCAATTTCTGTGGACTCACAGAACATTGCCAATTCACGAAGGAAAAATAAATGCACAAAGTAAATACGCTGACAGCACAGGATGTGTTGGTTGCGCTAGAGATGAAAATCATTACACAAGATGAAGCAAGGGAAGCACTAGGTTTTCCTAGCCTAAAGAAGGAGGACAAGTAATGGCAGAAGATTGGAAGTTACAGGTCTCATACAAGACCAACGGTGGGGATATGGTAAATGTCCGCGCTAATACTGCAGATGAACTTAGCGTATTGCTAGAGGGAATCTCTGATTACTCAACACAGATTGCAGCAACAGGAAGAATGCTAAATGGTGCAGGTGTGGCAGCCCCTTTGGGGACGCCTACTTCAACTCCCGCGCAGCCAGCAACTCCTACCTTCGTAACCGCCCCGACAGCGGAAGCATCAGGTACCACGCCAACGTGTCTACACGGGGAGCGAAAGTTCCTATCGGGAATCTCGAAGAAGAACGGCAAGCCGTATCGGATGTGGGTTTGTCAGCAACCACAAGACCAAGGGCAATGCTCACCAGTCAATGGTTAGACATTGACATAAACTAGAATTGGTAGAGGGGTATTTATTAGGGGAAGATATTTACCCCTCTACCAACTTAAGACAGGAGATACAAATGGAAAAAACAATTAAGTATTTATTACAAGAAGCGTACGTCAATGGTTACAATGATGCACGTGAGTCAGCAGCAAAAGAAGTTGAAGGCTTTACTATGAGTTGGGGTCAGTTCGAAGAAGGTATCCCACTACATTCTAATTGCCCTAACTGTAATGCAAAACCATACACACCAGTTTGTGATTCATCACGAGATTACTTTGCTAAGTCTGTATACCAGAACATTGCAAAAATTATACGAGGCAAGAAGTGAGAACCCTTGTACGCTCAGTAGGAAGAGCAGACATTGGTGGCGAACCGTTGCCCTCTGTGTTCCGTGCATTTGATAACAACAAAATAATTCTACGCAGAGCAGAAGTCTCTATGTTGGCAGGTACTCCAGGTGTGGGAAAGTCCACTCTGGCACTGGCTTTAGCCCTCAAGATGAAGGTACCTTGCTTGTATATCTCAGCAGATACCAACGCTCACACTATGGCTATGCGTCTTGCATCAATGATTAGCGGTAAGAATCAGACTGATGTTGAAACATTAATGAACAATGACTACGGCTGGACTAAGGCAACCCTCTCACGAGGTGCACACATTGTCTGGTCATTTGAATCTTCACCTACTCTACAAGATATAGATGAGGAAGTTCAAGCCTTTGAAGAGTTGTGGGGTTGTCCACCTACTGCAATCTTTGTTGATAACTTGATGGACATTGCCACCGATGGTGGTGAAGAGTTCGCATCTATGCGTGCGATTATGAAGGAGTTGAAATTCCTTGCTCGCGATACTAACGCTGCTATTATTATTTTGCATCATACTTCTGAGGCTGTACCTGGAAATCCTTGCCAGCCTAGGTCGGCTCTTCAAGGTAAGGTCGCGCAACTTCCTGCTCTTATCTGCACTCTTGGAGTTGTTGGTACTTCTATGGCTATTGCACCTGTAAAGAATAGATACGGAAGAGCAGATGCAAACGGGGATTTGCTAGCGTGGCTAGCATTTAATCCTGAGTATATGTTTATGGACGACATACCAGAGAACTCATAGGAGAGTAATGATACGAGAAGAAGAAGATGATATGACACAAGAGATGCGTGCTTATATCTTGCTTGAAGTTAAGCGAGAGACGGCAGCATTGATTGAAAAGATTGAAGCAGCCAAGGTTCCAGTTACAGATGAGTGGACTGATGGACTCAACGCTGGCTTAGCGTGGGCAGTTCGTATCCTGAATAAGGATAAGAGTGCTTCGTAAGTGGCTTCACAATCACGCAAACATAGGGGATATCGTAGTCAAAAAGTACTGGCTAATTATCTGGTTGACAATGGCTTCCCTTTTGCTGAGAGTACTGGGGCTGGTCGCAGTGGGACTGATGTTACTGGGACTGTGGGTATTGATTGGGAAGTAAAGGCAAGAACAGGATTTAATCCTAGTGCTGCTATACAGCAACTTAAGGATAGAGCAAACGATAAAGACCTGGGCATAGTTGTGCTACGCTTGAATGGTCAAGGAGAAAAGAGTGTGTCCGATTGGGTATGCTTACTGAGACTGGAGGATGCGGTGAAACTATTAAGAGATGCAGGATACGGTGATAAGAATTGACAGCGACCTTCCGCCAATCGCGGACATACTCAGACACTACGGTGCGAATCTTAGACAAACACACGGGCAAGTTAATCTCAAGTGTCCGTTTCATTCAGACACACACCAATCAGGAAGTGCAAACCTTGATAAGAACATCTTCATTTGTTTCGCCTGTGGTGTCCAAGGCAACAGCATTCAAATTATTGTCAGACAAGAGGGGATGAGTTTCTATGAAGCAAAGCGTTTTGCAGAAGGAATTACTGGGGAAAGCAGCAGCAGGGTACGCGGAAAACATTTATCAGGCGGAAGATTACCTAAGAAGCAGGGGAATTCCTCTAGAGGTAGCACGTCTGGCGTCATTAGGCGTAGTCGCGGAGCCTGAGACAGGGCACGAAGCATTCAAGGGTAGGTTATCTATCCCTTACATTACCAAGACTGGCGTAGTTGATTTAAGATTTAGAAGTTTAAATCCTGCAGTTGAACCAAAGTATATGGGTATGACTGGGGCTGAAACCAAGATGTATAATGTGCTAGATGTGGAGAGAGCCAGTGACTTTATTGGAGTTTGTGAAGGCGAGTTGGATACCCTTACTCTTTCTGCTTGCGTTGGGATTCCCTGTGTTGGAGTACCAGGTGCGAACAGTTGGAAGAAGCACTACACACGATTGTTGGCGGACTTTGAAAGGGTCTTTGTATTCGCAGATGGGGACCAACCAGGGACAGAATTCGCCCGCAGTCTTGCCAGAGAATTACCAGTTACTATCATTCAACTACCCGACGGACACGATGTTAATTCAATGTTCGTGCAAGAAGGTGTTGACTACTTCAATCAAAAGATGGGTGTAAATGAACATTGAGGAAGAGCCTCCCCATAATCATTGCCACGACTGCAACATAACCTTTCCCGATTCGTTTGCTTTGATAGACCATTACTTGGAAGAGGACGAAGAGTTCGACCCGTACTATCTGTTGCCCTCTGGATTTAAACTTATGCTAGGGTCAATGCTTCGGTTCTTGTTCGACAATGCACACGACCCTGACCAGATTAAACTGATAACTCAGTCTACTTATGTTACACTATTTGCTAGTGAGAATGGTTACGACTTAGTAGATGAGTTAGTCGAGGATATGATTGTGAAGTCTGCACTTCAGGACTTTGACCGAGACTTACAAAATTTACTAGCGGAGGAACCAGATGACAACGAAAGCGGAGCGTGAAGAGATATGGCAGATTATTCAGTATCTAACAAACTTGGGTTTAAACGTAGTAAAGACGGAGACTCAGGGAACTTCATTGATGGTTTCGTTAGCCATTCCGTTGTTGCACGCGAACTCCACCTCGAAGTAAACCTTGGCAACATAACTAAAGAATTATCTGAACTGCTTATCTCTAAGCATAAAGATTACGGTCCAAAGAATATCTCACAAGCACCAGGCGGTGCAATCAATGGGCTGCGCGTACGTATGCACGATAAGTTAGCACGAATCAATAACTTGATTGACAGTGGCGCAAGCCCTGAGCACGAATCTCTTGAGGATTCCTTCAAGGATATGGCTAACTATGCAATCATTGGGTTGCTAGTGTTAAGAGGTAAGTGGGACGAATGAAAGAGCAGGAGTTATTTAACTGGCTCAAAGAAGAACATTTCCCAGATTTAATACACTCCCCAGAACTCTTTGATGGTTTCGATTGCATTACAGATATGTATAAGATGTTCATTGAACTTAAGTCACGCAACACACATTACGATACGTTGTTGCTTGAGAAAAAGAAGTATGACTTTCTTATCACTAAGTCTGCTGAACTTGAGTTAACACCTTACTACATTAACTATACACCTGAGGGTGTGTGGTCTTTCCGCCTTGACTTGATGGACAACCTTGTCTGGGAAGATAAGTGGTTGCCTGTTACAACTGAGTTTGCTAACAAGAACAAAATGATGAAGCCTGTCACCTTCCTTAAGATAGTGGATGGGACAAAGATTAAATGACACACGATGAATTGCTAATTGAAATCAATCGTAGATTAGATGTTGCACTTTATAATGGTGATGCTCAATCTATCCACGCCCTTCGTGCAGTAGTGGAATTGCATAAGCCTAGTGGTGTTTTTTGTAGAGGTTGCGGGTTCAATGAAGAATACAATGAACCATCTCAGTTGTTGCCCTGTCCTACCATTCAGATTATTGAGAAGGAACTTCAATGACAATTGAATGGACAAGGATAGAACGCTGGCAATACATTGTTGATGCTGTTGCCTCTGAGTATTCTCGTAAGTCTCCAACCATTGACATTGAGGACATCAGACAATCGTTGTATCAGTGGTTTGTTGAGCACCCAAATAAACTGGATGCTTGGGAAGAGATAGGCGACAAGGATGCAAAGAACCTTATCTATCGTAGCCTACGCAATCAAGCATTAGATTATTGCAACCATTGGAAAGCAAAGTCTGGTGGCTATGAGACTAGCGATTTATTCTTTTATGAAGCAGATATGGTTGAAGCATTGCTACCACCTGTGCTGCGTGGAGAGTGGGGCGTAACCCATAAACTAAACCTTGGTAGAACTGGTCGTCCATCTGCACCTAATGAGGGTGGCAACCTTATGGCTATGATGATTGAAGTTGATTACGCATTCTGGAAACTGCCAAAGGATGACAGGAAAGTTTTATTCCTACGCTATGCAGAGTCAATGGACTTCGGTGACATTGCAAAAGAATTAGATATGGGTACAGAGGATGCAGTTCGTATGCGTCACAAGCGTGCCATTCGTAAACTCATTAACAAGATTGGTGGGTTCAAACCATTCCGCGATAACGACGACGTACCTCAGGAAGATTCAGGCGTTGACTCTGCTGGGTCTACCCAGAGTGACTCACCGTATGAGTCGTAGAACTCTTCTATCTCTTTACCACTAGCAAATTGTAG